TATCTGTATGTGTTAATACTCCATCAATTTTTGCTCTTATGTTCCAAGCATCAACAATTTGCTCTTTCTCCATTTCTTTGGCTTGTTCAACTGCTTTCCAATAATCAAAATTCATCTCATTGCATAAGTGTTCTGCTAACCATTCTACTGCTGTCATTTCTTATTGTTTAAATTATTAAATTCTTCTTTACTTACTTTCCTAACATCTAGCTGGTCAATGTTATCTGTGACTAAGATACAATAATCATGACCTGACTTGTTGAATGTCTTAGCTGAGTATCTAGCATACTTGAGATTCTCTAGGCTTGACTCAATAATGAAGTAGGACTTTTCCATTATTTACAGTTTAATTGTACAAAATATTCATTGTAGTACTCAGTACAAGCCAAAAGACGCTCTCTAATGGACTCTTCTGTTGAAATGTTACGTTCGTACTGAAGTACTGTGATTCGTTTCTTAGGGTCAATGTGAGCTACCTTGTGGATAGATTTATTATCCCAGTCAGATAGTAGAAAGTCATCTGTGTCAATCATGCAGTAGATTAGCTCAGCTGATTCCTTATCACATAACATCATGTACCCTCTCAATTGCCACTCATAGTCTTTGTTTATTCCTTCTGCTGAGATAGCTGGAAAAGTCTCTAATGACCATGATGTCTTGATGTCAATTATTGAATTGTCTAAGATGATGTCAGGTGTACCTATCAGACAGTCATTCTCAATAGTATCTCCATTCTTGATGTAGAATGTGTCTCTCACCTGATTAACTAGCTCAATAGACTCATGCTCCCAGTCAGTGCCTTTCTGCATTGCTTTAGTAGAGATAAAAGAGTTGTAGCCAAAGAAGTCCTCTTTTGCCTTGCTAGCGATGTAAGACTTAGTAGTCTGTGATAGTATCTCTGACTTAGTTCTTGACTCAGTCATGAGTTTACCTAGTGATGATGGATGCCATTTCATAGTGCTTGTATTTGTTGTTTGGTTAAAGTGAAATCTGCTTTTAATTTCTCTGCTGTGTACTTTCCTGACTCAATTGACTTAAGAGCTTCTTTGAATCTGTCATCTGTTAGCGTTGGCTTAGTGGCTGATGCTACTGAGTTACCATCATCATCTACAGCTTGAAGGCTCAAAAGAGATTGTAAAGTTGCTCTTCTGTAGTAGGTAGTTGCACTAATCATTTTTTGTGGATCAATGTTGTCAGGTAGTGTTAACCATGACTCAATCATCTCTCCAGTCTCAATGTCAATTATCTGAGTGCTCAGTATCTTGTCATGAATAGGTTGTAATAGGAGCAGTCCATTCTCATGAAGGATAGGCTCAACTGTCTCAAGCAATGCATTGATGTCAGCATAGCTCTTTTTAAAGTGAGGATTGGTGGAGTTTTTCACTACCTTGCCAATGCTCATCTTTGCCTTGTGAATCTTAGTCCACAATGGCACTTTGGTTACTTCGTTTTGCATATATATTTATTTAATTGTTTACAAATGTAATAATAATTTTTAGTTGTGCAACTATTTTATTGATTTATTTTATCATACCATTCGAGAAATGTGTCAAAATCTCTAGCTATGTAGTAGATTCCTTTTGCACTCTCTATCTTTTCTTGATACTGTTTCTGTACTTCTGATTGTCTATCTTTACCATACTTCACTTCGATCTTAACTGACTTACCATTGATAGTAGCTGAGATGTCAGCTGTGCCCTTAGTGCCTTGTCCTGGTGTCCACTTACCTGGTAACTGCTTAGTGTAAGCTATCTCACCAGTGCCAACTTGAATCTTGTTGCCTTCTCTGTATTGTCCTTGATTACCTATCCTCTCAGCTTGGTTGCCAGTAGCATTGATGTAGAATATTATTGACTTTGTCAGGCTGTTAGCTGAGTTGTCTGACCATTCTGTTAGTCCAATGTACTTTGGATTCATGCTAGGATACTTAGCCATTGATATCTCAAGCTCTAATGCTTTGAGTTTTGCTTTGTTTTCTTTGGTCATTTAAAATAGTTTTTGTTGTGCTACGTGGTTATTAATTCGTGTCATTGCTTTATCGAAGTACTCTTTGTCAAGTTCACACGCTGTTAAGTCAAATTTGTAATCGTGGCAAGCTATTGCTATTGAACCACTGCCAAGGTGGGTGTCTAAGATTTTGTCTCCTTGATTTGCTAATTTATCAAGACAAAATTTATACAATTCAATGGGTTTTTGTGTTGGGTGCATTTTTGTTTCTGCACTTGTTTTACCTGATAAATTTCCATAATATCTATAATCAAAACATAAAGCTGGTTTTTTAAATGAAGTCCAAGCCAACTCTCCATCGCTAAAATTTGCAACTGGATTTTGTTTATACCAAAAAATAAAGCATTGAGTAGGTTCTAAAGGAAAATAATTACCACCCCAAATTATTTGATTTTTAGAAACTCTTTTTAGTTGGTTAAAATATTCAATACTTGGAATTGTTTTATCCCAATCTCCTTTATGATAATCATTGCTAATATATTTATCTCCATTGCTTGCAGTTGAAACTCTATTATATTTTGTAAAATCTAATCCATAAGGAGGATCAACTATAGCCAAATCGAAGTAGTTATCTTCATAACGAGCCATCAACTCCATGTTATCTTCATTTGTTATTGTTATCATATCTCTTTGTATATCATGTGTAACAATACCTCTCTTAAAGATTCGCATGGATACAATTGTTTTATCTCATCTCTTTCAGTCACTGTGCCAAAACAGCCTTTAAAATTAGTAGTGAAGGATAGTAAAGTGAAGTGTCCATTGTACTTAAGGGTAGCTATTACACACACTGTAGACATCAATTCATTGACATCCATTTGATCAATCATTTTTTTATTCATTTCTCTTCTATTTTTTTAATTAAATTTATTACTTGCTGTCTACTTATACCTAACTGCTCAGCTACTTTTGTTCTGTTAAAATTACTATCTGACTTATAAATTGCCAGTAATTTGTCATAGGTAGTCTCAGCTCCTTTCATAGCTGTTTTAATATCTTTTAATTCAGCAGCTTCAATCTTTATTTTCTTAGCATTCATGATAAAGTAGTTGCTCAACTTTTCAGCCTTTAGAATACTATCTTTAGATATTTCTAATGCATTAACTTTCTCATCAAAATTACTTGAGAATAAATGAATTAATAAAGCAAATCTAGGGATGTAACTTTTTTGCTTAGGATACATTGACTTAAGATATTCATTTTCTTCATCATTGTTTTGCTCCTTAGTTATTCTGTTAAAGATTCGCTTCCATTCTTCTTTGGCTTCTTGCTTGAACTTTACTGTGTTAGTAATTATTTTTCCATCATTATCTCTCTTTATGAATGCACTCTTTAAACCTTGATAGAATCTAGTGATAGTGTTACTATACCACATGATGTCAGCTATGTGCATTTCATTTTCATTGTACTCTTCTACCTTAGCATCAGGAAAGCTCAATAGCATACGGTCTAAGAATCCATTGTCCTTATTTTCATCAGTTGCAAATTGGTTAAAGATACTTGGCTGGATACCACCTAGCACTGGTATAAATGGTCTCTCAATAAATGATCCTTTTCTAGTCATTCTATTCACAGATACTGACTTGCTAGACCAGCATGATAGCCAAAATTCCAAATCAGATCCAGCTCTATACTTATTCATGTCCTTAAACCATCCAGCTAGCTCATCTTTAAATACTCCTACGGAATTATCTGACTCCTGGTGTAAGTCAACTAATGCCTCTAATGTAATATCATTGGCTATAAACTGAGTTTTTTTAGGTTTCATTGGCTCAGGATGTTCTTCTTTCTCTTTCTTAGTTAAGTCATTGTAGTAGTTGAACACTTCCATCTGATCTGAGTATCTCTTTATCTCTTTAAAATTTAATACATTTAATGGCTTTATTATGTTATCAATGCTTGGAGTCTTACCTATACCAGCTCTACCTACTACAGCTAACCAAATTACACCAGGCTCAGTCCATCCTTTTTTAACTTCAATCTCATAGGTGTTACCTACACATACTGAAATCAACCAAAGTAAACTACAGCCCATGTAGTCAATGTTAGCATCTAACTTATTGTTACATTCTAAGATGTAGTGCTGTATCTCTTCAGGAAATATGTCTAATGGAAAGTTAATACCTGAGATTGGCAAAGGTTTATCAATCTTTGGTTTATCCTTTTCAATTTCTTTCTTTCTCCTAGATCCAAATCCTTGTTCATACAAGTCTTTAGTAGCCTCTTTAAAGTCACCATTGTGCATCTTATGTGCGTATGCCACAAATGGACTTATTAGCTTCTCATGAGGATAAACTGTGCCAGTTGAAAACAAGTACATGCATCCACTATCTTTGAACACACTACCTGAATGTGCGGATGTAGCTCCATGTCTTTTGATTAGGTAGTGGTCTTTCTTTTGACCATTGGTAGGAATAAAGAAGTCATCCTGAATAACGGACCAAATATCTGTTTTATCATTGAAATCTTGCCAAGGTGTCACCTCATCATCTGAGTATATCTTTGGCTCTTTCTTTGGCTCTTCAGGAGCTTTCTCAATGTGATTGTAAGCTGAGGATAAGTTCCAAAGTGTTTGACGATCATCATCTGTTATAAATTCTAGTTGAAAGTAAGACCTTGTATTGTCTAATTTTTTCCCTGGATAAACAAAGACATAGCCACCAGTGCCTCTAGTCTCAATTACAGCTTCTTTATGACCTTTTAACTTAGCTATCTTTGAATTACCTACTACTCTTTTAGACTTGTATAAGATGTGATAGCCACCACTTTTAGTAACATAGACAGAAAACTTTGATTCAAAGTCTAAGATGTTATCTTTAAGAGTCTGATAGTATTCTTTCCAAAACTGGTCCTTCTCAAGTTGTGTTGAGAATACCTTAGTATCTACATCAATGACCTCTAATGATTCAAAGCCAGTGACTATACCAATACCTTTTGTAGATTGTTTTCTTAAGTTGATTAGGAATTGTTCTTCAGTTAGTTTTGTTGATTGACATTCTTTCCAAGTATGATTAGGAATTTTATCATCACCAATAGTTATGACTGAAAAATAATCTAGAAAATTTAATGCTTGTAGTTCTTCCATTCTGCATAATGTGTTTAAAAAAGTAAAGCCCATTAATCTCTTCCGATGCAGCGGTGTTGACTAATGAGCTTTAAATAATGTCCTTGTGACTATCAATTAACTTTCTGCATTGTTAATTTTCACTCAGCAAATATAGTAATTTTTCTTTAATTACAAATTTATTTTTACTGTAAACTACTGTAAAGTGACTTTACACCTGACTTTACAGTAACTTCTTAGTGTTTATAAGGCTTGTAGCCATTTTAGGTGTAAAGTTTACAGTAAATCGTATTTTTAAATTTATTTTTAATTTATTTTTTTTTTACCTACTGTAAAGTCACTTTACACTTTACACTTTACACCACTCTTTCTAAGTACTGATCATTCTCTATCCTCTCCTTAATGATTCTCAAATCTGTAGTGTTGTTGCACTTCATAACATCCTCAAAAATAGAGTACTTAGGTATCTGAACTGGTGGATAAAGATAGTCTTTAATTGGTGCAATTGCATCATCATAGAGCTTGTCATAGTTTTGAAATTGACTGTCAACTTTTAGTCCATGCATCACAGTGACATGGTCTTTGTCCATTATTTTACCTATCTGAGTTTTATTTATTTTCAATTTGTACAGCTCAGAGAATAAATAGTATCTCTTGTATACCAGCTCTCTTTGTCTACTTTTATCGCATAGGTTGTGGAGCTCTATCATGTATTTTATTTTTTCTATCATGATAGCTT